GACGTGACTGTTTGTCCATACAGTCTACTCACTGAAGATGACCCACTCATTCACAAAGTGAATTGGGGTCGCGTGATTCTCGACGAAGCTCACGAGATCAGAAATAGAAGGTCAAAACGTTTCAAATCTGCCATGCGTATGAATACCACGTATAAATGGATCGTGACGGGAACTCCCGTGTTCAACGACGTCGATGATTTCGTCTCACTGTGTACATTTTTGGGTATTGACCGAATTGATGTACAGTGCAGCCTCGACGCTGTGCGTGAAAAGTTTATCATTCGCCGAACCAAGAATAAGGGTGACATCCCAGAATGCTACTTCGAAAATGTCGAACTCGAAATGTACCCGGAAGAAAAGGTGTTGTACACACACGTGTTTTCAGAGGCTCAAGAGATGATCCGAGAGATGATGAAACGAGCCAGTATACACGGTGATTCAACCATGTATAACATGGACATACTCGAATGTTTTTTGAGAGCTCGTCAGGCCATGGTTTGGCCACAACTCTACATCGATGGCATGTCCAGGAAGACTGGCGAAGAGATGGATCCATGGACGGGACGTTCGAAAAAAATGGAAACCCTATTTGAACTCATTTCTCAGCACCCGGACGAAAAGACGCTCGTGTTTTGCCAATTTAAAGGTGAGATGAATTACATTCAAGAAAAACTGACGTGCCCCGTGTTTAGGATTGATGGAACGTATACAAAAGAACGACGGGAGTCGCAACTCGCAGAGTTCAATCGCGCGCCACAAAACAGTGTTTTTCTCATTCAGGTAAAGGCCGGCGGTCAGGGTCTAAATATTCAGGCTGCTTCTCGAGTGTATATCACGAGCCCATCTTGGAACCCCGGGACGGAGTTACAGGCCATCGGTCGATGTCACCGAACAGGTCAAAAGCGTGACGTATACGTGAAGAAGCTGATTTATACCGGTGACGAGAAACACCCGAGCGTCGACGAGTCCATCGTAGCTCTACAAGTGAATAAATCTGTGAGCTACGCCGAAGTCTTAGGGGATGATAGTCTTAAAACTCAATTACCCGGCAAGTCCGAGGGGCTTTCAATCTCGCAGATTAGAAATATTTTCAGAGCATAGTGTATATACAATGAAGACATTTGGTTCCCGCGCTGAAGTGTTACACGGTACCGCGGAAAAAACTGCTGGTGGTCTCAAGAAAAAGGATTTGTTCCAGGATCAATACGGTGCCATCAAGAGCAAAGCTGCGTCCAAGGCGGCGCTCGAGAGAATGGAAGAAGAGGGCAAGAAGGCCATGGTTAAGGTCTTCAAGCCAAAGAAGTCTGGTTTCAAGCTCCAACCAAAGGCGGGTACCAGCGCTTACAAAAAGCTCATTAAGAAAATGTAAATGTAATATAAGAGATGTCACTCACAAAGTGGTCCCAAGCTGTAAAGATGGCTAAGATTAAACAGGGTATAGACCCAAAAAAATATGTAATGATTAAAGGTAAACTTCTCAAAGAAGCCCAGGCTATTTACCAACTCTTGATAATTTCTAAATGATGAATTGAAAACCCTTAAACGTCTGCGGTTCATACGCGACGAGTTGATAAAGTTTATACGTAATACCGAACTTTTTGTTCAAGAAATACACACTGTTGATCTCAACGATCGCGGTTCCCGAATTTCTTGAATAGAGACCACTTTTACATTCACCACCAATCGGGTTCTTTTGTTCGTCATAAATGTGTGGTTTAACTTTACCATCCATGGCGACATCGACTTTCACGCGAAATTTGGGTTCTCGATCGGGGGATTCCTTGATGTTTGAAAAAAACATTCCCTTGAGCTCATCTTTCGAGACTTCGCGTTTAAAAATATCTTGACTTTGTTCTTGAATGGCATCTATGATTTTGTCTTCGAACGCACGCATGGTTTCATAAAAGGTCTTCACGTAGTTTCCATCTTCGTCGTACCCTTTCATCGCGAAGTCGAGTGACCACTTCGTAGGGCCAACTTCTGGTGTGAATCCGGATATACCGAACGGCATATACATCCGGGGGAATTGAATTCGCAGGGGCTTTCCTTCTTTGGTACACAAAGAAATCTTTCTCCCGTCGTGTTTAGGTATTTCGACTTCATTTAGTAGATTCACGAATTTAGACATTTGTATTACAAAATATATGTGTTAAAGCTTTAAGCAGAGCATGCCGTACATTCAGCCTCGAGACTAAATTGAATCGGTCTCGCTTTGGCCTTACTTCTCAGGTAGTACATACCCGTCTTCAGACCCTTCTTCCACGCGTAGAAGTGCATGGACGATAATTTTGAGAGCGTCGGGCTCTCGACAAACAGATTCATGGATTGTGATTGATCGATGAATACAGCTCTGTCGGCGGCCATATCGATGATTGTTTTTTGACTGATTTCCCATACAGTCTTGTAGAGTTCCTTAAGATTATCGGGGATGTCCACGATGTTTTGGACAGAGCCGTTGGCTTTCACCATGAGATCCTTCATTTCCTTAGACCAGAGACCCACGGCCTTGAGATCATCAACCAAGTGTTTGTTGACGACCACAAACTCTCCCGCGAGAGTTCTTCTCAAGTAGATGTTTTGAGTGTAAGGCTCAAAACACTCATTGTTCCCTAGAATTTGTGAAGTACTCGCCGTGGGCATGGGTGCGAGCAATAGACTGTTTCTCACGCCTTTCTTTACGCGTTCGCGCATGGCGTTCCAATCGTAACGATCTGAAAGTTGTGGCGCATCCCACATGTCAAACTGAAGAATACCTTCACTGAAAGGCGAACCCTTGAACGTTTCATAAGGCCCGGCGCTGTCGGCGAGTTCACAACTCGATTCGAGTGCGGCGTGATACATGGTTTCGAATATGAGACGGTTCATCTCACGTGATTTTTCCGAGCCAAACGATTCTCTGGCCATGATGAACACATCCGCGAGTCCCTGTACACCGATACCAATTGGTCTGTGGCGCATATTCGAACGTTTCGCTGGTTCGGTCGGGTAAAAATTTTTATCGATGACTTGATTCAAGTTTCGAGTGACAATTTTCGTGATGCGATGAAGTTCATCGTAATCGAAATTACCAGTTTCCTTATTCATAAATTTAGGAAGTGCGATCGATGCGAGATTACAAACCGCAGTTTCATTTTTATCAGATTTCTGAATAATCTCCACGCAGAGATTGGATGATTTGATCGTACCTAAATTTTTTTGATTTGATTTTTTATTGCACGCATCCTTGTAAAGCATGTAAGGCGTTCCGGTTTCGCTTTGAGACTTGATGATCGCTTTCCAAATTTCGGCCGCTGGAATGGTTTTGTTCGCGATGCCTTCTCGCTCATACTTTTCATAGAGTTCATCGAACTCCTTGCCGTACACATCCGAAAGCCCCTTCGCCTTGTCTGGGCAGAAGAGTGACCAATCACCACCTTCTTCCACGCGACGCATGAAAAGATCGGGAATCCAAAGCGCCGAGAACAAATCTCTACAGCGAGCCTCTTCATCCCCCTGATTAAGGCGAATTTCGAGGAAGTCCATGATGTCGCTGTGCCAAGGTTCTAGATACACGGCGATCGACCCCTTTCTACGTCCAGCTTGATTCACGTATCGAGCCGTGGAGTTATAAACTCTCAACATAGGAATGATGCCATCGGATGTACCATTTGTACCTCTGATACGAGACTTGTTCGCTCGAATGTCGTGGACGTGAAGACCGATACCACCGGCCCACTTTGAAATTTGAGCACACTCCTTTACGGTGTCGTAAATACCATCGATACTATCGTCCTTATTGGAAACTAAGAAACATGAGCTCATCTGTGGTCGGTGTGTGCCCGCATTAAATAACGTGGGCGTCGCGTGAATGAACAGACCCATGCTCATGGCATCGTAGGTTTCGATCACGCGGTCGATGTCGTATCCATGAATGCCTATGGCCACACGGGCGTACATATACTGAGGTGTCTCCATGATTTCTCCGTCAACCTTTTGGAGGTATCCTCGTTCGAGGGTTTTGAGACCGAAGTATCCAAACTCGTAATCACGTTCGGGTTTAATGTGTTCGTCTATTTGTTTGGCGACATTTAAGATTGCGTACGTGACGATGTTGGCGTCGTGGAGTTTAAGCATGGATTCAGAAAATGTTGAGGGAACACGCTTCTGGATATTACTCGCGACGATGCGTGTCGCGAGTATTTCATAGTCTGGATCGCTCGTGATCATACCGATACAGATTTCCGCTGAGAGTGTATCGATTTCATGAGTGTTGATATTATCGTGCATCGAAGAAAACACTTGCTGAGCAATCATAGATGCGTCTACATTTTTCGACAATCCATGCGTAAGTTTTGAGATCCTATTGGTGACCTTATCAAATTTAACGTCTTCAATACGACCGGATCGTTTAATAACCCTCATTTTATAAATATACAGGTTAATTTTTTATACTCATTTATTTGAAGTCTTTGCTTCTCACTGGGACTGGACCTGCGACCTCGAATTTACGTTCGGGCTGGGTGAGGTGGGTGTTCGTGAAAAATGCACCATGTGTACCAGGCTTCGCGACTGGTGGGTAAGATGCGATAAAGCAATTGCCTGGCTTACATACAGGGCGAAATTGTGGACACGCATCCGTAGAGTAAGCTTCATCGAAATCGGAAACCGTGAGGTTCATTTATAATTACTGATAGTTTTTTTCCAGGACTATATTAAATGTGTGATAATCTTCACCTGAACTCTTTGAAGCAATGTCAGACCCCACTGAACACACTTTTCTTTTCTGAATTCAATGTAAATTTACTTCAACGAGCAATTCGCCAAGATTTTAAGAACAAGACTGGCATCGCCATAGATTATCAAAGCAATGACGATCTTTATGGTATCATGCGCGTGGTGTTCATAAACAATAGTGGTGATCACAACTCGCGAGTGAACGAGCAAGTAAAGATGATGAACACCATGGTCATAAAAACTGCCGTCGGACAAATCCAATCCGGTGTTTCTCAGTATATGGGGTACGTCCATGATATGGACAGAGGGCTCGAACCAATCGACGCGCCTGTGAATACATCAACGACCGGTAACAAAATAGGCCTAAACAATAAGATCGGTGTTTAAATTATAGTCATAGCTGGACCGTACCCATTTTGATCGCCGATGACTGGTTGGTCGTCAGAACCTAAAATCACTTCTTCTATGAGGTCGTCTGGTTTGACGAGTTGCTTCTCTGGCGCGACGGTGACTTTCACCTTAACTGACTCTCCTGTAGGATTTGGTTTGGTGGAAACCAAATAGATGACCGCCGTGACCAAAATGGCCATTGTGATTACGGTGTACACAAGCTTATTCATTATATAATATACCATATAAAGTTTTGTGACCATATATACACATGAGTCTAAATCAATACAAGTTACAAACAGAGATCACATGTAAACAAAAAGGATGGACTAATAGTACGATAGACACGGTGTGGTTATTATTTACAGAAGAAATAGGTGAGTTGGCTTCGGCCATTAGACAATATAAGAAGACTTTTAAGAAGACCAATCTAAAAAAGGAAAGGGGTACGGATGTCATGATGGAAATGGGCGACGTATTCAGTTACCTGTTTCAATTGTCGTCCATGTTGAATGTAGACCTGGACAACATGTGGATTGAACATGGTAAAAAAATGAAATACAAGAAATATAATCTACGGTAGTATAAAGATGCCTTTGACGGATGAAGAATCCATGGATCGGGTTAACCCATACGTGCAGCACGACTTCTTTATGCCCGGTACGAGCAGACAACTCATAGATTTTGCCGAACACGAAGCACCAACCGAAGAAGAATTTAAAGATGACTACAGAAGTCCGATGTGCGACTATGGAGTGATGGTCGCAGGTCGAATTGGTAAAAAGGGTCCATGCTCTTTATCGAGAGGTTTGTATCCAGGAAGAAATATACAATACGACGAAGATGTTCCAAATGCGTTAAATAACGATAATAATCACAATGAACGGACAAATTCTAAACTCGTTAACAACTTTATGGGTGGAGCGATTCTGCTTCTATTAATTGCAGCACTCTGAAAAACTTCTCCAAACGCAAATCGTTGACACACGTGTCTATGATGATTGGAAGTTGTTCTACGCACATTTGCTTGATGAAGTTCTTCTGCCATGAACATCGCATATTTATAACAGGTGGTGAGAATGTTGGATCCAGGATTTTAACTGCATTCATGATTCGCACGATGCTTATCGTATTATTATTTTCTCACATAGACGTTTCCAATTCAACTAAAGCCATCTTTCGTCTGATTTCAGTTGTTTTGTTTACCATCGTATCTAAAAATTGCTCATATCGAAGTGTGTCGGTTATCGACCTTATTTCAGTCCAATTTCCAATAGGTGTGGTGTCGAATACATCCCTTTTACTTATGTAGCCAATCCCACATTCATATTTAGTGTATTCGACTTCCACAATATTAGACCCGCTTTCTACATCATGCGAAACACGGGTTGTTTTCACAAATGATGGCATGTAAGTTATGTTCATGCAATTTCTCTAACTTCTTTAAGCACCTAAGTCGGTCAAAGCTACACGATTAATTAAGTATGTTTGGGTCGATCATAAACAACACATTCTCATATTATCTGACTCTCGATGAGTTTCGTAACGAGATACCAGAAGACATCAGACCATCGTGGGTGAAGCTCACCACAATCACGATGGTTTCAAGCTTTAAGAAGTCGATCGACATACAAAGGCTTCGTATGTGTTTCGAAAAAATAACACCCATACGAATTCGAATGGCGGGCAAAGAAAAATCACCTGGATATGAATGGTCACTCAAACCCACGTCATTTTACAATCAAATCACACTGTGTTACACCGATATGTATAGTTCTAAATCTATCAAGTTATTTCCCAATGGAAGCATACAAGTCGCTGGATGTGCAGACCTTGTAAACTGTAAACATATCATTAAACAATTATCTATGTTGATTGGAAAGCTATTGAACGAGTCATGTATTCCACCCATGGATACATTCAGGGTCGTCATGATAAATTCAAATTTTAGTTTGAATTGGCACATAAATCTCATGCGAACGGCGGATCACTTTGAAAAATATTCGGATGTATTTAAAGTATCGTTTGAACCAGACCGATATTCTGCCGTCAAGGTAAAATTTAAGCCGGCGGAAGACATGAAAGAAGTCACGACCAGTATCTTCAGTACAGGAAAAGTGATCATCACCGGGGCGGAGACATTCAAGGAGATTGCATTTGCATACAACATAATTAATCAGCACATAAACACAGAGCCGAGCATTAGAGTGAAGAGAGTCCCACCGGAAAAGTTTGAGATTTTTGATACATTATCAGGGGCAAACATAAAAGATATAGTACAAAAATTGAAGGGCATGAATATAAATTCATGGAAACGAACGATCGTGAATAGACAAATTAATTTCTGATGTAATAATAAATGTCTCAGCGACTTGGAATGGCCGATGGTCGATGCTTCACCGTGAACTCGGCTAGTCAGTTGTACAACAACTACTTGATGAACAAGAACGGTATCTCGTATGAAGACAACTATTCTTATCGCAAACTTCTGCAATCGAAGGGACCGGAACTTTTCAAAACAAACCAAACCACCACCAAGTGTGCTTCGTGTGACGAGCCATTGGTCGATACGCGCAATATATATTAAACACGCGAAATTACGATAAATATTATATACAACCTTTCTAGAGAATGTGTGAATGTGCTATATGTCTCAATGAAGTCAGAGAGACGAGACATAATAAACCCCTAAGATGTGGTCACTTGTTTCATTCACATTGTCTAGAAAAGTGGAAAGATAAAGGTAAGCAGACGTGCCCCGTGTGTAGAAAGGTTTTTGATGGAGCAAATTTTAAAGTTCAAATAACTATACATAATATGTTTGAAAATGTATCCAATACGATAGATTTACAAGAACCATACATTTTTGACGCACTCGATGTATTCTTTGATGTCGAAAATGAAAACGACGTCTCAAGTCTTCTTTCTGACTTTGGAGTGAGTGTGTCCGACTTTGATCCCCTTGTTCTTAACACAGAATGAGCTGCAGTAGGTTTTATAATTTAACGAACCGTAGTTTCTAGAAGCTTTTCGTGGATCGATGATGATTTTGTTTTTCGCGTCGGTGATGAGCGGTCCCGTAGCCCAACCTCTCTTGTGAGCGAATATATTTGCCTTAAACCGCACGATCTTACCGGGCACCAATTTAGGGGCAGCCTTTTTAACTCGGGCGATTGGAACTTTGAAAAACTTAGCTATGGCCTCGTGTGTATTACCACCCTTTATCTTATATTCAAGTTCATTCACTTGTTTATAAAAGTGAAAATCCCCTTGTCTAAAATAATTACTTGGGTTCCCAGGTGCCACGAACATCATGACTTTATAATGTCCCGGTTTACACTTCTCTTCAGCCTTTGCTACGTATACCTTTTTGGGGTTATCCGCCACGACGCGCTGTGGGAGTTTTTTACAGCTCACGTAAGAATGATTCATGTTCTTCATTCCAGCTCTATCACCGGGCACACTCTTATATGATCGTTTCTTTTCATAATCCCCAACGGCATACGCGTAACAATTATTATTGTTTATACCCACGGCTCGCCCCCATATTTTCTGTGTAAATTTTGGCTCCGACCCACTCAGGGGGAGTCTTTTAGTTACTTGCCCCATTAATAATATTTCAGAAAAAAAATATTATTAATAGATAAAATGATTCAAGGCCTTGTGAACGCGCGCAAGACCCGAGATGCCGTGACCGAACTTCTCACGTTCGTCCTCATGATCCTCATCACGACTTTCGTGCTTCGTTTCCTCTGGAACCGTTCGCTCGTGAAACACGTGTCGGTCCTTAAAAAGCTCGACACATTCCTCGACGCTTTCATGTTGTCGCTCGCGATCGCGGTCGTCCGAGGTATCTAAACTTCTCTGTAACCAGAAATTTCTTCACCGTTAGAACTCACAAGAGTTGGAAACGACTTGATACCGTTGCACTGTTCCTTTTCACAGTCAACGAAATCGAATGATTTTCCATTTTTCTTCATGTAGTCCAATTGCTTGCGCGTCCAGCCACACCAATGCGCTCCATAAACTTTCCATTGTTCGTGACATTTTTTGCACTCGCAACCCGTGCAATCACATTTACCGTTTCCACTGCATCCACATCCACAGTCACACTTACTAGAGTTATTTCCGGTATAGAAAAGCACAATAAGTACGAGTAAAGTAAGTACAATAAACGCGATCATCATTATTTACTTAATATATTTTATTTTTAGGGATTCGCATATTTTTTCAATGGTTTTACCCTGGACATCCACACCCATCTTCTTTGCGATTTCCACTATATCCTTTTTCTTGTATGTCGTACATTTTTTACCATTCACCCGCACATACCCTTTCGGTGCGATCGATATCTTATTTAATGGTGAAGTTCGCGCGACACGCCGTTTAATCGGTGCAGCTTTCCGTTTGGCCTCCTTTTGAAGGATCGACTTTGCGCGTTGTATCGCAGACTCTGATGTTCGTGTGGTAGTTTTTGGTTTTGGTTTTGGTCTATAGACGATTGGTTTAGCTTTTGGTATGAAATTTAAAGGGTTATTCTTAAGTTTAACGGTCGATCTGTATGGGAGAAAATATGGATCCGAGAATATCTTTTCAAACGACGGTAGTCCGGAATGATCCGCATTTATCCGCAACCTGAAATTTTCGATTTTTGGTGAACGAAAACCTATGTAACTCATAGGCAGTATACGCTGAATGAATCTCACAGTTTCCATGGTCTCACTCACACCGAGTCCTGCGCACACTTGATACATCGCGCTCAGAAATAGATGTGCATCGTACATGGGATGAGAATTTAACGAAATTCCCCATTTTTTATCTAAACCCTTCGTTAAAGGGTTCTTTATACTATTTGTCATAGAGAGACCGTAATCCGATAAAAGTGCACTAACTCCAACGTCTTCCACGTTGAGTGTTATTTTACCTATTTGATACTTTGTCGGTTCCAAAGTTGGGGTGTCCATATTTATGAGTACATTTTTCGCATGAAGATCACTGTGTCTAAAAGATGGGTATTTTTTACTTATTCTATAAAGATTATATAATACCTGTGTTATTATACTTCTGTAATGAATCGGTCTAAGTGTATTGCGTTTCTTCTTTATGAAGTCTTCGAGTGACCCATTATTTGCATACTCACTGTACATGATGTGTTTGTCACCACAATTTTCATACGCGTATACCTTTACTCCACCCAGTGTACTCATCATTTTACCTATCTTGTATTCTCTTTGCAAAGAATCAGTTTGAATTTTTATGGCGACACTCTTCTTACATTCTCTATCGACACATCCCAAAAATATGGTACCATATTCACCCGCACCGATTTTTTTGGTGCCAACCTTAGTCCTGATGGCTCTTTTAACTGAAAAATTTGGGATTTTATTGCTATTTACTGTGTAAAATATTTTATCTGGATTACAACCTATTTTTTTTATTGCATCGGTGATCTCCTTTCCGACGGCCTCGTGATCCTTCGGTGTTCTAGCTTTACCAACTTTAACCCTCAGAGCTCTTAGGTTTCTGAGATGCTGATCCACCTGCATTTAATGTAGTGTTAGATTTTATTCGTCAACTTCACATTCTTCTTCGTAATATTCTTCCTCCACACCTTCATCTACTTTGTCAGACGTGGTAGATTCAATGCCTTGGAATGCAAAAGAGGGCAACTTCGTCGATTGTTCGAACAGAGCCTGGGATAGACGCAAACTCACACCAAACTTGTTATCGATGAACCAAATTTGAGTCACGTTGACGATGCACATGCATCGCTGTCCCTTTTCAACACTGTCGATCGGCACGAGCTCTCGCTTCGGGTTGTACGCTTCAGCCATGAATTCGCCGGTAGGCTTCGTCATGACCTTGAGCTTAACGGTATCCGGGTATTCCTCCTTACCCGGTCGCACGAGCGGCTTATAGAGTGCTTCCTTCATCACTTCGACGTTGTATGCCTTTCCCAACCATTCCTTGGAGTTCGCCGCGACCGTTTCGATAATACGCGCGTCAAGCTGCTTGAGCTTTTCGGCGAGTTCAACGGCTTGCTCGTTGTCCGGATCGATAGACAAATCGAGCGAATACGACGTCTTGTTAGTCGTCTCGTCAGTAAAGGCGCTCAGACCGTAAGGGCTTCGCATGTACGGGAGTTGCAAATACAACTTGCCCTTACCATCGGCGGTGTTAATGTATACTGTCTTGCCACCGTTCTTGTTCTTCTTCATCTTACTGAAGACAACAGAGGACGGATCAAAAGTGCTGGAAAGTTGGATCATGTTAGCGGACGACATATTGGTTTGTATATGTTATATTGGTACGAATACTTTAAGCATGTTTTTTTTCTCACTTTACATTAAAAAGCTCATGGGTATCTTTAAGGATTGTGGATGTGGATGTGGTGGCGCCAAGGCCCAGCAGAAATTTTTGATTTCTGTCATGTCAGCCCTCGTATTCTTTGTGATTTCTAACCCAGATACGTATCGTCTCACGCGTTCTATTTTCGGTAAATGGGTCTCCGGACCAACCGGATGCCCATCTATGTCTGGGCTTGTGCTGCACACAGTTGTGTTCGTTCTCATCACGTATGCCATGATGAACATAAAGAAAGAAGGGTACGCCATAATGGAAAATGATATGGCGGTCACCGGACCAGCGCCCGGTCCATCCCCAGAAATGGATGTATCAGACGAGATGCGTGAAGCTCCACCCGCGATGGTCGATGTTCCAGAACCACTCCCCGGATTTAGTGAAGCGCAGTACGATATGTTTGATAGTGGTAGTCATCTCGCACCCCTCGATGTCATGGGTGGAGAAGTGGATAAACCAGTCACTCTCAAAGTTAAGGTAAAGGAGCAAGTGTCTTGCCAGTGCGACGATGGCAAACGTATCACTATTTCGGAGTAAATTTAAATGTAATTAAAATAAAAAAATCAACATAATAAACGAAGCCCGTTTACTATGTGGCTAAATAATTAAAAGTCTTCATCGAATTCGATCTCGCACGAATCTTCGTCCATTTTACCATAATCACCGACGCGTTTTTCGAAAAAATTAGTTTTTCCATCGAGGCTTATATTTTCCATAAATTCAAATGGGTTCGCGGAGTTCCACAATTTCTCTTGTCCAACCTGTTTGAGAAGTCTATCGGATACGTATTCGATATATTGGGTCATTTTTTCCGAATTCATTCCAATCAGACTACATGGAAGTGCGTCCAAAATGAATTCCTTCTCAATCGCGACCGCCTCTTGTACGATTTGTTGAATCGTATCCTTGTTGGGTTTGAATTTCAACATGTTAAATAACTCAACCGCGAATTGTTGGTGAAGACCTTCGTCTCTGCTTATGAGTTCATTGCTAAAACATAACCCCGGGAGAAGTCCGCGTTTTTTCAACCAGAATATAGCGCAAAAGCTTCCCGAAAAGAATATACCCTCTACACACGCGAAAGCGAGGAGTCGTTCACTAAATGGCCTCGAATTATCAAACCATTTCATCGCCCATCTCGCCTTCTTTTCTATACACGGCACCCGTTGGATAGCCTCAAACAGTTCCTTCTTTTCAGAAGGAGAACGGATGTATTTGTCGATGAGTTTACTGTACGTTTCCCCGTGAACCATTTCATTATGAGCTTGATATGCGTAGAAGCTTCTGGCTTCGGGATATTGCACTTCATCCGCGAAGTTGTTATTCAAGTTTTCGAATACAATTCCATCAGACCCCGCAAAAAATGCTAAAATCATTTTTATGAAATGTTTTTCGTTTTCTGTAAGTTTATCCCAATCGTCCATATCCTTTGATAAGTCAACCTCTTCAGCTGTCCAGTTGCTCATCTGTGCCTGTTTGTAAAGTGACCATAAGTTGTCGTGTTGTATGGGAAATACAGTAAACCTATTCAATGTAGGCAGCAACATTGGTTCGGTGTCTTCGATGTAATCTCGGAAATCAAAAAATGTACCGTGGTGTTTTCCATCGATGAAAATCTGTGGATACGTCGTCACGGTTTTCCCACACAATTTTGAAAGGTCGTTCACTTCTATTTTTGTTTTTTTATAATCGATACCAAGATCGATGCACATTTGTTCAGCTAATTCACAGTATTTACAACCATCTTTTGAAAAAATTTCGACCCCCATGCGTGTGTTATTACTTGAAAATATTTTTGTCTCAAAACTTTAAGAATGATAAATTTTTCAGAGATCCAGCCTGGTGATCTCATTAAAGTATTACTGAATATCGATGATGTTGATGATGAGATATACGCTGTAACAAAAGACAATAGAGAAGACTATCTCATCGTCAGTTATTACCTCGATACATCACTCGTGTATAAGGGTGCGCGCGTATACGAGATAGATGAAAACGAAGAACTTGTACAACACGAAAACTTATGTGAACACTACCCAGACGGTTGTTCTATATTTTCTAAAATAAATGATGGCATGTATTGCCTTAAAGAAGAGATCGAAGATGACATGGATAGCGAGATCATAGACGAATCCGATGAAGATAGTGATTTAGAAGGATTCATCGTACCAGACGACGAGATCGATGGACAGGTGATTCCACCCTCATCGCAAGTTCAGATAGATAAGGCGTGGAATGAATGGCAGCCTACGAGCCCTGGCTCCAGGAAATTCAAAGAAGTCGTCGATTCCATAGAAGAGTTCGCTAAAATGCACGCTGATAATCTCAATTTTTAAGAACCTAAGTGCGCATTTTCAAAAATGAAAAAAACAAATATTCTGGTATGGAAGGATTGACTGCCATCTGGTCGGATGTCGACCGTTTATTAAATAAACCCACTATAAGAAAGTCGATCAATACACATTTATGCAATAATTGCAATGGAATAAAAGTATTCACAAAAGAGGGTATGCCCGTGTGTTCACAATGTGGATTCACACAAGAGCATTACGTAGACGACAGTCCTGAATGGACGAGTGGTCTCACCGAAGACGGCCGTGTAAACGACCCCTCGAGATGTGGTAACCCAAATCCAAACCCCGAGTTATTTTCGGATGCGTGGGGTAAGGGTACGGTCATTTCTACAAAGAATACATCGAATTATGAAAACAAGCGAATGGCGAAAATTAATTTCCATCAATCTATGAACCACACAGATAGATCGCTATTCCACGCGTATAAAGATATAGATGAAGCCTGTCACACACTCCCGGAAAGTGTCTTGAAAGATGCCAAGATGATGTATAGAAAATTCAATGTAGAGAAACTAACACGCGGCGCAGTTAGATTGGGTATAAAAGCGAACTGCGTATTATATGCGTGTCGCTTATCTAATATACCCCGGACTACAAAAGAAATTTCAGATATGTTTGGTATTCAGAGCAAAGATATAAGTAGGACTACCCAGATATTCAAAGACACGCTACTCGGAAAGACTGAGAAAAACTACGTGACTAAGCCATTTAACGTGATGCAACGTCTATTGAATTCATTTGAAGTTACCCGAGCTGAACGGTTAGAATGCAATAAGATGTGCTCTAAATTAGAGGATTGCACAGATCTTATGAGTAAAACTCCAAATAGTGTTGCGTCTGTGATCATTTACATCGTGATGCGCGGCAAATTGTCTAAAAATAGAATAAGTAATGATTGTTCGGTGTCTATACCGACCATAAACAAAATAGAAAACATAATTAAACGATACTTAGAGGAATAGATGTAATAACATGTATAATGGTGAAATTGTTCTTAGCGACGCCATGCTATGGTGGTCTGTGCCTTGAAAAATACATGACGAGTATAATTAAGCTTCAAATCGCACTCATAAAAGAAGGTATTATGCTCATGCTCGACACCACTGAAAATGAATCGCTCGTACATCGCGCGAGAAATGTCGCGGTTGGTCGGTTTATGCAAAAAACGGACGCCGATATTTTCATGTTCATTGATGCTGATATAGACTTTAACGCAGATTCTGTCGTTCGTCTCGTTAAATCCACGCACGACGTATCGGTTGCGGTGTACCCCAAGAAGGTTGTGATGTGGGATCAAGCCAAGACTGCGATCGAAGCCGGTGACGATAGAAATATGGCGATGTTGTCTTCGAGTCTTGTCGCGAATATCGGAGCACATCGACGTTCGGTTGAGAACGGGTTCGTTGAAATTCTGGATGGACCGACTGGATTTATGGCCATCAAACGAGCGGCATTTGATAAAATGCATGAAAAGTTCACGGAATTGAACTGTGTGAATGATCACGCGAATAGAGATTTTAATGAATATTGTGCGGTATTCGACTGTATGATCGACCCAGAGTCGAGGCGTTATTTATCCGAGGATTATGCATTCTGTAGAAGGTGGCAACAGGTCGGAGGTAAAATTTATGCGGATATAAATACCACACTCGGACACGTTGGAAACTTACCATTCTCTGGGTGTATGAATGAGAGGCTTAAGGCTTAGATGCATGTAACATATAAAATGAGGTTAGCCACCATCGTTGTGACTCGGAGTAAGTCATGTCATGTAAAGACACTTCACACTGTGCTTCGTTTGAATTTAATGTGTATTCAGTCAAAAGGAATTCAAAATGAAGTCGTGTACGTAAATGACGACCCATACGAGAAGTCAAATGTCATACAAAAATACATGAAAATTACCGATAGAATTCTATACATAGATTTTGGGGTTTCTATGGACGAAGGTTCAATTGCACAAGTTTTTAAACCACACGAAGGTGTTGGGTGCGTGGTTTTCCCAGGTGTGATTGAAGGTATCGATTGGGAAATGTTTAAAACTAAAGTTAAGGATAATTCCACCGAACCCGTTGAACAGATTGGCCTTCATTTTGATACGGAGATTGGTAATAAGATTAGCGAGGATATCTATCAAGTAAAAAGTAGTAGCGCCAGATGTTGGGTCATGATGTGCAAGAATACGAGCAAATTCGTTAGAGATAAGCGAACATACGATTATAGGGTGCCCCCACGGATGGAACAAATGTTTTCAAAATTCAAAGAATTGGGGGTCAAAATTCATGCATATACGGCATCTAAGTTGACGATGACGTATACACACGAGTGTATAAGTAACTTACTGAACGCTGCCGGAGTTAAAGCTAATTAAAGATTTAAATTGAAACATTAAACAGATGTCACGGGTATCTGTAAAGAGGGATGACCCACTTTACACATACGCGATAAAGTATATGGAAACGCAATGGGGTGTCAATAGGAGATTCCCCGGTTGCCAACCCATATCGATTGAATACAAACACTTCGATACGCTCCGTAAGAATGATTATGTGGTGTGTGAAAAGACTGATGGTGTCCGTTTCATGTTAATGGCATTCACGTATGATAAGCATAGGGTGTGTGTATTGGTGAACCGAGCGCTCGATATGTATTTGTGTAAACTTAATTTTAGACGACCCGTATACGAAGGTACTATACTTGAAGGTGAATTATACGAAGATATGTTCATGGTGTACGACTGTCTCATCGACTCCGGTGTAATCGTGGGACATAAACATTTTATCGATCGACTCGAGCATTGTGAAAATGTTTGCAAAAAATTGATGTCTCTCAAGAATGATGCGACAAAATTAAAAGTGAAGACGTTTCATCTCATGTGTGATTTTAAAAGCTTCTTGGATGATTACTTACCCACGGTCACCCAAGACATAGACGGTCTCATATTCACACCCATAAACTGTCCTATTAAAATTGGTACGCACGAAACTATGTTTAAATGGAAACCAAAAGAAAAGAACACGATAGACTTTCAAACTCATTTAGTGAACGGTGAGTGGCGACTATACGTTCAAGAAAAGGGGGAACTCGTGTTTGAATCAATCATACCGAGGGATAAAATGGATACATCTTGGTTGAGAGATAAGATGATCATTGAATGTCGCTACATGATCGACGACATTCCAATGTGGTGGATGCCCATCATGGAGCGCACCGATAAAACACACCCAAATAATAGACGCACGTTCTATAGAACGCTCGTAAACATAAAGGAGGACATTAAAATGACCGACTTTTTAAAATGTATGTAATTGAATCTAAGCACCTCCGTGAAACTTTTGATGTTTTTATTTATTGAGCACGTATATTAACACGTAATACCCAGCTACTTCCTTCATGGTAGTTTCAAATATATTTTCATCGTCTTGTACGTACCATTTATCATTAAACTTCGTTACGGAATAATAGTGACCACCCCATTGTACACCTTCATGTATTATGCATGATTGTAATGAATATTTAATGTCGTCACCAAACGTAATGTCATCTTCTAAATGTATACGACTCTTCTTATCGAATGAAATGATCATTACCGGCTGTAGTTTCTTGAAAATAACCCGCGTCGTCGCGACGTGATGAACATTCCCATCGTCATCGGTGTATCCCTCGAGTGTGTTCCAATTCATACTTTTATTTATCAAATCACTGACTTTGCACACATGATCGTCTACGGTGAGTGTTTGTATGCTATAGTCGACGTCATTCGTATTTTTACCTTTCGGTGATATGGTTATCTGGGTCTTTTTTCCGTAGATTATGTCTTTTATGATTGAATACTCCTTTTCCAATATATCTATTATACAAAACAGCGCATCTTGGCTATCGTGTGGTTCATTCATTTTAAATCTAGGGAATGTACGTTGAAACTCTGCGAGTAATGCAGTTGTATCGATGCACCCAGAGTTCTGTTCACTAAAATACATTTTTACCAAATCATAGTAAAGTTTGGTAAATTTGCAATCGCCGACATATTGACTCTTGTATATGTATTCAGATATAGGTATGGTATGAAGAAGACACTGAATGGCGGAATTAAAGTAACACGTGTTTCCTAAGTTGTAAAACCCATGCATATATTTTTAGGATATAAAAAATACTTAAGGAGAAGACGCGTGAGTATCTTGAATAACCATGGACGTCAGACGCGTGTTTGATAACGTGAAACCGATTTTTGACAAATACAGAAATGAAGAACACGTTGAATTCGAAATTAGAGTTGGTAAATTTAACTGTGGTACATTTGATACCGATGGCGGAAAAGTTGGATTTGAAAACATCCTCGAAGGTCTTAAGAAATACGACGGCTGGGAACGGGTCGTGAATAGGTCGGAAGAAGTTTTTTATCGTAAAACTGATAATCTTCGAATTTCAATTGATGAGGATACATCCGAAGAAAAGATTGTCAAAAAAGACAAAGTCCACAACGAGGACTTTGGTAAACTCATAAATGCACCGTATGATATTAGGTTCGGTGTTTCGATTGAACACCCAATCGAAGATTATGAAGGTGAAATGGACATGAAGAAGACAAAGAGACGCATGTCTTTTATTCGCAAGAATTTATCTATAGACATGACGATCGTTCAAGGGGATGTCGAAGACTTGGATACAGAAGATCCCAACACGTATCAAATTGAATTGGAAATTATTGACCCGAAACTCGTGAAGGATGATAATGAATTGTTTAACATTCTTCATAAGGTGAAGGATTTATTTAATATATTGAATACTAGTAAATGATTATCAACATATTTGTAATACTAATCGTTTTGTATTTGATGCTTGGTGTCGAATATAGCAAAGAAAACGTGGGTTCTATGGGGTACAAATCTAAAAACTTCCACATGTCACATGGAATGTCGACCGATATGGTTGAAGCCATGAAACGTGATGGATTGAGTGAAGAATCGATAAAAGAATTCATCATGATGGAAGATCGATTACTTGAGGTTGAACGTAAGTCTGTGTGTTCCCAGACGGCACGGCAATTTGAATCGGTCGGTATATCAGATCAAATAAAAAAGAGATTCGCTGGATATGATTTTTCATATCACACAAAGCACATTAAACAGGCTTCCGAACCATCAAAACTCATAAATAGAAGTATCACTTGCTCTTAGTTAAATTAGAACGTGTTTTCTTATAGTTTTCTATGAACTTTTTAATTTCAGTTTTGCTTGGATTGTATGTAACTATATAATTCACAACCACGTTCCCGTGTTTACCGTATTCCTTTTGAATCAACTTTTTCTTGTATTCTTGCAGTCGCGCAGTCTTCCACTCCGACACCATGTTCCTTTTGATGTCATTTGCAGGCATTTTCTTCAACACACCCTTCTTGTTAACGAGGTTTTTATACTTTACAGCGTTATCTAGAACATTTGATAGTTCTTTTACGTCTTTATTTATGTTCATAACATTTTTGAACTTTTTAATCCATCTCGGTCCATATAATTTTTCTATGTCATTTCTTATGCTATTTTTATTGAGGCGTCTCTTTTTTTCTATTTTTTCTACTTCAGCATTTCGTTTGATTTCCATATTAATCATCTTGTTCATGCGAGTCCTATTGGCTTGTTCCTTTCGATTTTTAGTTTGTTTGATCTTAAGTTTTTCACATAAGGTTTTTATGGTATCAGAATTATCGACTTCTATACCTTTTTCTAATGCCATCGCCACTAAGTCACTCTTTTTGTAGTCGACGCACGCTTTATCTCCGACTTTAAAGTTTGAATTTCCTAGATCGAACTGTTTAATCATAGTACAAAGTTTTTCCTTTTTATTCTTATCTTTTATTCCAACGACACCCAGTTTTTTAGCCATTTGTATGAGAGTCGTTTTAGTCAACGCTTCACATTTCTTCTTACCTATCATCACTTTACCGTTCTTATCGTACGTGATCTTCGGTGCATTCACCGGAGACTTTCGAGCCGTCTGCTTTTTTGGTATTTTGTAACAACACTCGTCACCTTGTGGATTCTTCTTGGCTCGATACCCCTGACTACACGGTGGTCGTCTCGATTTAGGACACGTGGTGGCTTTTTTAGAAACCACTTTGCGTGTTTTATTGGGTATAGCAGCTGTAATTTTTATTTCACCTTTGGATTTCAACATCGAGAAAAATCGAGTCGCCTTTGTGTACGCCGCATTCAAATCTTTTGGATTTTTAGCACCCGATATTTGTATGGCACCACTTTTCGCTATTATGTATTTGTGACCTTCATAAACCGCGTACATCATCGGAGAAAGCTCGGGTTCATAATTTGATTTAAACCCGTACGCTTGACTCTTAGAATTCAGACGCATCATATCCAAAATAATACCATTTATTCTGAATTGACCACTTAAATTATTGTATTCAAATGGGTTGTATAAAAATGCCTGTCCGCGCGTGTATTTTTTTACGATAAATCGGCGAATGAGTTCGGGTTGATTTTCAATTTGCGAATCTTTACCCACGAAACCACCCGAAAATCGTATCTTGCCATTTTTGTAAAAATTGGCCGTTCCGCCGTTCGTCTCAACTCCATTCGTGAGCGTAAATTTTACTTGAACAGTAAAAAAATTTGCGTTTATGTCACCCTTTTTTCCATATTCTTTGGTGTGAGTAAATCCAGTTTTGAATCTTCCATAAAGACCAACGATTTCTTTGGTGTCTATGGATAAACCCTCTCCGATGGGTATTTTCCCGAGTGGTGTTTTTTGCAGTATATACTTTAAATCTAAACGCGATTCGGCATCGAAGTTTTTGTTAACCGTCGCGTTAAACATACCCAAATTGAGCCCACTCAAAGTTAAATTTGTATTATATGCGTTATCGTTATTGCTATTGCTATTTGTCACGTATTGCGCAAATTCACCCATGTTCTGATTGTTTATCACCGTGTTTTTAAGACGCATGGGAAACGCGGGTGCTGGCTGTGCGCGTTTCACGTCAACTCCTGAGTTTTTTATAAAACTCTGAAGGGATTGCGGACGCTCCATATCTAATGTAATTGTATATTTTTATTACACATCATCCTCGTTTGATACGAGGGTATCATTAACTATATCTAAACCAAATATGAACGGTTGCATACTGAATGGTGTACCTCGGTATAATGCGGTGTGCTGACGCACTTCCACGTCTCTCTGACTGAAAGGCCCCGCATAGAAGTCCTGATTGAATCTTGGTTTTCCGAGGTTATTCGCGGTACAATGTTCGTTGAACTTTTCAACGAATAACTTTTGAGGACAGCAGAGATCTGGACTGTACTTGATGTAAGGCGATTGTAAAAAGTTCTCGAGCGTACTCGAAACGGTCGCGACTTGTCTTTGTACATCTTTGAAATATTGTGGGACTATGTTCCATATGTCCTTGTTTGCGTACTTTTGTGCGTATTCTAGATATGCACGAATGCATTTTTGAAGAATTATAGGAATCTCAGCTTCGAGCTTTTTATCGAGTGTGGGATCGGCATCTTTCACTTGTTTACCAAAATTCCACGTGAGCATACGTCTCAGAACACTCCCTGAATTATCTTTGTAACTGGGAACTTCATTTCCACCCAATACACCTGGGACTTTCCACGTCATCGTCTTCGCTTTTTCATGTTTAATCGCACAAGATACCTGTTCCCCGGATACAATGGATTGAAATTCCGCCTGTTCCAAAGAGATATCCCCCTTGATTTCGGGTGAAATGAAAACAAACGCATCATAAATCGAAGAAAGACCGAACTTCTTCTCCACGTTGTTAGATAATGTCCGGACATCATCCACGTCATAGAAAAGGGCGAACACTTTTGTGATGAGTGTCGATTTCCCGGATCGCGCGATCCCCTTCAAGAATGGAATGATCTGCCACCCGTCCAATTCCCCTACGTCAAAACATAAACGCCCACCCATGATATACATCCATTTACACACTTCGGAATCAAATTTCTGATAATCTAAGACTGACTGAAAATATGGAGTCGGTATATCTTCCCACTTTTCTGTATACGAGTAATCTTCGAAATCAGTATCGAAATATTTACAACTCACGATAGCTTGATCTAAGTTTGCAAACTCTTTTGAGTCGTATGTATAAAATGCCGTTTCATAGAGCGCAGTCTTATCCGACCAACTTTTACCCACGAAAACCCCATTTTTAAAAGACCACACGTGTCTGTTACGTTTAATCTCTGGAAATTGCATGTCGTTGCAGTTCGTTAAATGACGGATCACATCGGAATATGCAGAACCCCTACACGAAAGATTTTTCCATAACTCAAATTCAGTTTCTTTCTGCGCTACACCGTATACGTAGTCCTGTATTCTGTGTTCCTGTTTCCAAGCTCGAGTATCGTGGCCTTCTTCCGTGCGAATTTGTTTGCAACAGTGCCCCTTGTATCTTTTTATGTTGTTTTCATACAGTTTTTTCAAGATGGTCAATATGGCCTGTTGATAAGGGCTCAAATCATCCAGAGAAGACGGTAATGTAGAACACCTAAATATAGATGGGTCTGTTTCGGGGTTTATGGGGATATAAGTTGGGTTGTTGATTCTCTCGTAGATTCGTGTATGTCTGAATACAATCTGCCACGCGTCGTCAACTTGGTCTATCAAACGATTAATTCGAGTTGATATTTTCATATCATCACCGTCATCGAGATCAAGAATCTTCAGAGCATTTGCTCTGTGATATAATTGTCCTAATTGTAAATTCATGCGTTGGTGTTTTGCAGAAATACTTTCGATATCTATGCTAGTCATCGGTAAACCAGAATCATGGTTAAGTTCGTTAGGTGTAAAGAAATTTTTAAAACCCAGTTGGAAGGATACCGCTTCATCATCACGTCTCATTATGTCCCACATGTCTTCCAATTGGGTCAAAAGGTTAATGAGCTGCTCCGGATTGAGACCCTGGATGTGATTCATCCACATCACCTGATTCGTCTCGGTCGGATTTGCATCGTGATTGATGTAATGTGTTTCTATCATCGACAGCTCCTTGTTCTACCCACGGGTTATTTTTCTAAGTACTTTTTTGGAGGTGAGCCAATATTTTGACCATAATCCTATTTTGGGTTTCAATTTGTTTAGATATAGATACTAATGCGCTACACACTGTATCACCCTCTTCCGTTGAAAAAAGGGACGTCGCGACATCGGTGATGTGACCGATAACATCGTCTTCACCCATGACCGCCCATTCCGGAATCTCTTCTTCGTCGTCGAATTCCTGTGGCTGTGACCCATCTTGATCCTCGTCGATCTGAATTTCAAGTTCACTTTCGGTCTCGTATTCGGATTCGGAATCAGTTTCATATATTTCTTGTGTTGGTTCGACTTGTATTTGATCAGACATTTATACAATACTCCAGGAAAAATCAAACTGAGTTTTTTCGCGAAATTATTTTCTCCGTATATAGTACAAAAACTCTCACAATGGCCGGTGGTCTCATGCAACTCGTGGCATATGGTGCCCAAGACGTCTACTTGACAGGTAACCCAAAGGTTACCTTCTTCCAAGCGGTGTACAAGCGTCACACCAACTTCGCGATGGAAAACATCGAACAAACTGTTAACGGTACCCCAGGTGCCGATGGCCGCGTTTCCGTCACCGTCGCGCGTAACGGGGATTTGGTCGCCGACATGTACGTCGAACTCAAGTCCGGTGCCACCGCCGTGACTGATGATGCCTGGCTCGCGGAGCGTGCGGTCAAGGACGTTGAATTGTCCATTGGTGGCCAACGCATCGACAAGCACTACCAAAAGTGGTGGCGTTTGTACTCCGAGCTTTACTTGGATGAATCCAAGAAAGCGAACTACGGTAAGATGACGACCGCGACCAAGGCGGGCGACAAGATCTTCTTGCCACTCATCTTTTTCTTCAACCGCAATCCCGGATTGGCGTTGCCTTTGATCGCGCTCCAATACCACGAAGTCCGATTGGATTTCGATTTGTCGAGCGCCTTCGCGACCGTCACCGACGGCTCCACCTTCAAGGTCTGGGCGAACTACATCTACTTGGACACCGAAGAGCGACGCCGTTTCGCCCAAAAGGGTCACGAATACCTCATCGAGCAAGTGCAACACACCGG